GAAGCGTCATAAGAATTCCTGGGGGTTAGTTGGTGGCGGAGTGGATCAACCTGAAACTGTAATCTCAGCACTGCACCGAGAAATCACAGAAGAAATTGGAGTTGACCTATCCAACTCCAAGGTTATTCCGCTGGAGCAATTCACCAGCGAAGATCAACGATTTGTGTATCATACTTTTTTGATTCCAGTGGAAGAAGAGTTTATTCCTGTACTAAATCACGAGCATAACGGTTACTGCTGGGTGCCACTGGATAACTATCCTAAACCGTTGCATCCCGGTGTGTGGAGAACGTTTAAATTTAGTGCTGTAGTTGAAAAAATACGCACTCTAGAAAAAGTATTATAGGTCTGCTTCTAGTGCAAAATCTTGCCAGGCTATTTGTCTAAAGTTAGATTTTGCAGACCATGTGCCTGGACAATAGTATCTTGCATTGGGCATCACTCTAATAAATTCTGTGCCAGGATATGCGTCCATGATTGCATCTAGGGTCTTGACCCACATGGTATCAGCATAGTCTTGATCCTTGGGACCATATGCATTTGTTCCTGCATAGATGTTGTTGTTGTGGTTTGCGCCTGCACTGCCATCAAATCCTAGCATGTACACCTTTTCGTGTCCGTCAAAACAAGCCAGGTAAGCTGCCAGAGCACCCGAATTATAATGCAGGTCTTGTGGAATCAAATAGAACATACCGGGATAACGAGCAACAATTTCAGCATTTGCATAAACAATATGGTCAGCTGGATAACTGGTTTGTGAAATTTCTTCAGCTATTTCTGTTCCAGTTGCAACAAGAAAAGTTGGAGTAAAATCTCTGTAGAATGCGTTACATCCATAGGTCTGTAATGCGCCAGATCCCAATGGTCCACCTCGATGATTTTTCAGCAGATACAATTCATAATTAGCACGAGTGCTACCGTTACCAATCACTGCCGCACGTTTGGAAGTTTGTTGATTGTCGATACGGTTTGAAATGAATTCTTTTGCAGGATTCCATTTGCTATTTTCCCAGGTCATGCTGGTTGTTATCTGCTCACCTGCATAGTCTTTACGAAACATTTGTTTTATTTTTTGCATGATGTATTTACCTTGTTAGACCCCAAAAATCACTGCGATTGAGTCAGCATAGCTTTTTGGAATAGCTGAATTTGCTTGATACGAAACATTGGCTAGAGTAATATCACCAATCACTGAAAAAGATCCTGTGGCCCTGTTCCAGGCATTCTTGGTACTTACGTATACATAGGTGATGCCGTTTACTGTAGCTTGTTGTCCGTTAACTGGTGATGTTGGAAATGCCATTCTTGCGCCTTTTTAGTATTTACTGTGATCACGCTACTGCTGTGTCATCTGCTACATAACTCCATCTGGTGTTTGATACGTCCCAATAAACCAATTTGCCAGTGGTGCTGATAGATGTTACCCATCCTACTTGCCCGGTAATTGTTAATAAATTAGCCGTTGTAAAAGTGGACAATTTTAAGAAACTGTTAGCGGATAAAGACAGATTACCAGCTGAGATATTACCGGTGGTAATTGAAGCAAACGTAGTTGCCGATAGATTAGCATTGGCCACGATAGCCAGGCTACCAATGTCAATCCAGAATCCGTATACTCCGTCGGCTGTTTGCCATTCGTATAAAATGTCTGTTGTGGTGTCATACCACTGGTCACCATAGTTGGAATTGATAGGTGCTGTGGCTGATGGAGTGTAATTGATACCTGACCGATATACCGCACTGTTGCCAGACCACTTGGTGGCGCCACCGGTATAAAAAGTAGAAGCGTATATATTTTTGTTAGACGTCCAGGCATCTGTTGATGCAACATAATTAAATGTTGCTCCTGCGCCACCCACAGTTATACCAGCGCCATCAGCTGCTGCCGACGAAACTGCATCTTTAGCAACGGTGATGTTCAAATCTTCAATTGCCAGTATCGTGGTGTTTAAGGTTGTGACTTCGCCTTGGACTATTAGATTTCCTAGTACAGTCAGATTAGCACCAACCACTAGATTGCCGCCTGTATACAAGTTGCCAGCAATACCTGCGCCACCTGCTACCTGTAGAGCACCGGTTGTGGTGCTGGTAGCGGCACTGGTTGCTGTGGTAACGATGTTACTACTGGTTTCTGCAATACTACCAGCTGGGCCAATTGGACCAAAGTTATTGATATAACCAGTTGGGCTAAATGATCCTAGCACTCGTCGCTCATAGGTAACGGTAACTGATGCACTGTCGCCCGCGGCCCAGAGATTTATCGTACCATTGGTAATATTGCTGGTGAATGTAGCAACTGAGTATGCAGAATCAGATCGAATGATTGCAGACTCTGTGAAGCTTATGCTAGATCCATCGTTAAAGGAATCCAGTGTGGATTTTTTGTATCGAGTGTTATTTGTGTCTTTGCTAACTGTGGTCCAGGTAACCATGGTATTACCTGCGGCAGAAAAACTATCTACAAGTGTTACACTGGTGCCAATCACGGTGTTACCAATATACACCACTGGATTGATATTACCAGTCAGTGTGATTGATTGTGAGTTTGCTGCCCAGCGCAGTTGGTTTGTGTACAGTGTTGCCGCAAACACATTACCAGATGACACCACTGAAGTGTTAGCAGATATATAGGTAAGGGTGCTGATACCCTGCAAAGATCCACTGTTGTTAAACTGTATCTGTTTATCAGACCCGCCTGCAATAGCAGCACCGTCCAGGAATGTAAGGCTGGTGGATCCAATTGTGATAGGATCAGGAGTGCTTAGGCGCCAGAGTTTACCACCATATGTGCCTTCACTGATAGTGATCTGTGCGCCTGCACTCAGCCTAGAACCGTCGCTTGCATCAAAACTTCTTGACCAGGTGCCATCGCTGCCTGTGCCCAGCGTAGCTACTATATAGATACCATTTTGACTGCCTGTATCTTGTCCAGCTACCAGTACACGATCACCTGCAGCCAGGGTAACTCCATCGTATGTGAGTGGAGCTCCTCCTGCAAGGGTGATACTGGTAGTTGTAACTACGCGGCAACTATTCTTAAAATCGTTGTCAACAAAGTTACTGTATTTTGGTCTAGTTAATGCCATCGTGGTCTCATGCCTATAGTGTATTTATGGGTCAGAGCTATATAACAAAAAAGCACCCGAAGGTGCTTTTTTGGTTTTTGCTGACTACAATTAAGCCTGAGACTCAATAAATGTTAACTGAATGTCAACGTTTGATGCCACTGCGGTAATTGGAATAATATTAATTGCCAAAATCTCGTTACCGTTTGGATAAGTGCCCATACCTGGCAACACCATGGAAGTGATTTCCTTGATCTGGCTCAGGTCCAAGAATCCAGAGTTGGTTTGTGTTACTGGGATAGAGAACAGTTGCTCTCCACCTGTGGCTGCAAGGTTTTGGCCGCCTGTACCAAATTCAATCTGTCGCACAGTTGCAGTTGTTGCTGCAAGACCGTTGGCCACGAACTGTGTAAAGCTAGGCTGCAAGAAAGTTGTAGCTGTGTTCAATGGTTTCCAGTTTGCATTTACCACGTTGGTTGGATTCAACAAACCTTGTACCAAATAACGTCCAGCTCCTGAACCAACGTTGATATACATGCTCTGCAACAACACCTGCGCACGGTTGATCAGTTCTTTTCCACCTAGATCACCTGTCAAGGAGTTACTGATTGATGGCGCCAATCTCATCATAAACATGGTCTGTGCAGCACCTGCTGTACCAACCACGTTGAAACCTGTTACGTTGTAGGTAAAGGTGTAGGTACGGTCAACTGTAAAGCCACCGTCCATGATCACTGCACTACCCCAGTGATTCAGATCTGGACTTGCTGTTACACTCACAACCTTGACACCTGCATTTGCTGTGTGTGATTGTCCAATACCACCTGTGGCATATGATACTGATACGTTGGCTGAAGCATTGGTTGCATTACCAGAAATAGCCACAAAGGTATGGTGTGTTGGTGCGTATATCACGTCTGTCCAGTTGGTTGCGATTGGCAGTGTAGCTGCCGCCCAGGTCACACCTTCATCTTTAGAGTAGGCTGCAATAGTGTCACGAGCATTGCTGATTGCTACCCAGACACTGTTTGCACCGTATGCAATTTTGGTCCAGTTACTGCTCACTGGCAGGTTACCACCAGCTGTCCAGGTTGCGCCACCGGTTGTGGAAATTGCTGTTGCCTGGCTACCTGCGCCTGCTATTGCAATGAATCGACCAACGTTGTTTATTGAATCAAAGCCATAGCCCACTGCTTGCCACTCAGCTGTGGCAGGTAGTGTAGCACTGCCCCACAAGCTCAGTGTGCTCATACCGCCACTTGCACCCAGCGTGGTAACCACGTTAGAGTAGGCTGCTATTGTGCCAGAAGTTGCGCTAACAGCAACCACTGCATACACATTACCGGTTGTTGTTCGCAGACTCGGTACAATACCGCCTGCTACACTATTCCAGTTGGAACTGGTTGGCAAGTTAACACCTGTCCAGCTAATTGAACCATCTCTTGAGTAGGCAGAAGTTTGTGATCCTGTTGCTACGCAAACAAATGCACCGTTTACAAATGCAATGCTCTGCCAGGTTGCTGTTGCTGGCAGTGCGCCACCAGCAATCCAGGTTGTGCCAAGATTGTCTGAGTCTTGATAGTTGTTTATTGTACCGCTGGTGTTGCTGATTGCAACATAACGACCTTGAGCGTTACGACCAATTAGAGGACCGTAGGCTACATCAATCCAGTTTGAGCTCGATGCCAGTGCACCAGTTGCTTGCCATTGGCGTCCACCATTGAAGCTTGATTGAACACCAGTGCCACCAAATTGCACAGCAACTAGGTTACCATATCCTGCTGCCACGCCACTCCAGTTAGCTGCTGTGGTTAGCTCTGTGCCAACAAATGTGTTACCATGTGTGGTTATAGCCACTTGATACAGGGTCGGAGCCATGGCAGTGAACATGCCTTTGCCCCAGCACAGCGTGGTCCAGGTGGCTGTGGTTGGCAGTGTGGTTGCTACCCAGGTTGGTGCTACTCCAATACCAAACAAGTGCGGGTTAGTCACATAGGCACCAACAGTGCCTGATGTTTCGCTGACTGCAAACCATTGTCCTGCTACACCAACGTTTGGTACAGCAGTTTGGCTCATTGAATAGATTGGACCCCAGGCAATACTGCGCCATGCACTAGAGCTTGGCAGGGTCATTGCTACCCAGGTACCAGTTGGATTGCCATGGATGGATGTGTGTGCTGATGCTGCTGTTGTGCCTAGTCCACCCGAGATAGCCATCCAGGTGTTGTTACCAAATGCAATTGAGCACCAGGTTCCTGAGGTAATAGTAAATGCTGTCCAGGTCACGCCGCCATCTGTGGAATAGTTACCAATGGTACCAGCTGTGGTCAAGGTTGCGCCAGAGCCCACGCACACAAAGAAATTACTTCTGCCAGCCAGTGCTGCCAAGGTGCTGTTTGCTGCGGTACATCTACCAAACGCAACAGAGTTCCACATCTGGCTTGCACTTAGTGCGCCGCCAGCAACCCAACCTGTGCCAATCACTTTTAGATATGCAGTAGCAGTGCTTGCAGTGTTTGTGCCTGAAATTGCCACAAACACAGGAACGTTGTTTTGATCAAGTCCGTAACTAACCGATGACCAACGCTGGGTGGCTGACAGTGCTAGACTGGTCCAGGTCACACCATTGTCCTGACTGTATGCCGAAACAGTTCCGCTTTCGTTTGCTACCGCAACAAATGTGTCCACACCGTTTAGCTTGCCGTAGGCTATGCTGATCCACTGTGAGTTACTGGGTAGGCTACCACCTGGTGTCCAGGTATGACCATCAAAGCTGTATGCTGTGGCCTGGCTGGTTGATCCAGCTGTGCCGTGGCCTGCAACAGCCACCCACACACCTGCTGCAGGATTAAATGCTTGTGCAGACCAAGTTGCACTTACGTTGACACCTGAGTCAACCCAGTTTACACCAGCATTGCTGTTCTTCCAGTTGGCACGAGGCTCGTTTAGAACATAGTTGCTCAATGTAGCGCCACGTGTGATACCAGTGATGTTACCGTTTGCTGTGAACACCCCTGTGTACCGGATCAATTCGTTGTCAACTTGAATTGTGACAGGATATGTAGCATTGGCTGTTGGAAACTCGCTCACATTGTACAACTGGATTTCTGTTGACTCATTTGCTGGAACTGCTTTGCTGGTCCAAGTACGTGCGCCTTTGTTAACAGCCTGGTAACGTGCTGGCAAGTTGCCAGTACGCATGTAGGCTTCATCGTTGACGTTGTTGCCCTTGCTGCGATGTAAGAAATGCATCCTACCTTCAATTCCACGAACCATGTAGTCAACAAAACCAGCACCGTACCATGTGTATTGTATGCCGACCATCTGCATCTTTTGCAAGTTCATCACATATCCGCTTGGGCCTGTGCCATCTGCTCGGTCCGTGTTAAATGCACTTTGTGGAGTGCGTTCTTCACTGATGCGCACAATACGTGTGTCCTGTGCATTGACCCCACCTCGATATACCGGAATAACATGCATGCGATTTTGATCTGTTACGTCAGTGATTGTGTGTGTCATACCCTTGATCAGGATCTGATCACCGGTGTTCAACTGGTCAGTGAATCTTGTGAAACCGTCGCCAACCACATAATTACTGCCTACCTGTATGGAGATACGCCCGGCAATATCATTGGTACTGCTGCGTTTAACAGCCCAGAATGTGGTGCCATCATATTCATAGAACACGCCGTTACCGTCATCAAAGATACCTGAACGAACTTTGCTACCGTGCCAGTTAACAACTGTCACACGTGGGTAGCTTATGCCAGCATATTCTGTGGTGCTTAGATTTGTTCTACTGAAGCTTGGGTTCACTGATCCCAGTGCTCCTGTTGCTAACACAGTGAACTGGTTGCTGTTGGTGATAGTTGCCACGCGATAGAATGTGCTGTAGCCACTGGTACTGATACCATATAGGTTTACGTTTGCGCCAATCTGCAGACCGTGTTCGTTTTCACATGTGATAGAAATCACACTGCCCAGTGTGGTATTAGCTGCAATAACGTTTGCCAGCTGGAAGGTTGGCATGAACTGTGTACCAGTGGTAAACATAGTGCCTTTACCAGACTGATAGCGGAAGTATTTCTTGGTTTGACGAGTCATCTCGTAGCCGTGTGCTGGTGTGTTGGTACCAATGTTGTTACCACCATCAAACGGACGGTGTTTTACCAAACCACTTGGGAAATATGTAACGTTGGCAAAAATTTGACCTCCTGAGCCAATCGTGCCCACAGTTTGTAGTGATGGTATGATCAAGTTTGCTTTACCAATATAGGTAAAGCTCTTGGGAGTTGGAGTGCTTTGAATAGTAAATTGTCCTGAGCCTGCTTCATAGATGTTGGCAAATTGTCCAGTGCTCTGTAGGCCAGATGACAACTGTACCTGTACCACTTGTCCTGGTGTGATACCATGTGGGTACACACAGTTAACAGTGACCAAACTTGGTGATCCAACGTTGGATGTGACATTGGCAACCAAGATATTGGCACCGGTGTAGATTCCGCCGCGACGCACAATGGTCTGCGAATCGTTCATGTTGAGCTGATAGCCTGGCAACTGGTTGATACCAGTTTTAGGATAATACTTGATGTAGCTGGCATCATTGATTTGGTTAATAAACACGCCTTCCACGTTGCTCACTGTGATTGCCTGGCTCATACCAAGGGTACTGATATAGGTGTTGGCCACGTTGGTGTTGGAATAGTTGCCTAGACCGTGAGCAGGAATAAACATGTTAACCGCTGGAACGCTGGTGTTGCCTGAATAGAATGCACCAGTTAGGCCAATAAACAAACTGCCTGGGCCGGCCGCGTTCAATGGCGCAGTACCTAGGCGAGCACGTTCAATCACTTGACCTGGGTTACCACTTAGATTAACAGGGTTAACAGTTGTGCCACGCACGATCTCAATGTTGGCAGGATCCATTGCAATAGCAGAATTTGCTGTGTGGTTAACTTTGAACACAATTGAGTTTGCACCAAATGTCGGGCTGGCGTTGACGTTGAACCATGAACGAGTTACTGTGAACTGATTGTATGAATCCACGCTGTCAATGCGCATGGTTTCAACGTTGGCGTTAGAATAGCTACCAGTGTTACCAGACAGCTGACGAATACGTGCGCCAATAGCAATTGTGGCGTTGCCTGCATTGGTTCCCCATAGATTGCGGATTGCAGTTAAAGCAGCAGAACCACCACCGGCTGTGACCTGCATGGCTTCCCATACACCAAACTGTGTGGTTTCAACCATGATGATTGAGTTGGCTGCAATCGCTGTGTTATTGGCAGCAAATGTTTGTAGTCCAGCAGTCATTGTGGCAGTGATCGTGGTAGCAACAACTGCGGCACCGTTTAAGCCATATGTGCCACCTTGTGCGCCTTCACCTGGCATTTCAACCACGCAGGCGATGTCGCCTGGGCTCCAGGCTGCTGTGTTTCCAACTGTAAATGTACGCTGGAACATACCACCAGTTTCAATTCTAATCGGCAGCTCATGAGTAATACTGGTTGTGCCGGATGCGCAATTGGGCATACCAGCTTGGCCTTGAGCAATAACCAGATAATAACCATTGGTGATTGATCGTGGACCTGCTTGTGTGAGCTGGCCGCCACCATCAAAACCTTGATTCTGGACCAGTATACTTGTTTGTGATGGACTTGAGATCCAGGTACTGGCAGCGCCTGACCCACCACTGATAAATGTAGCATAACTACCCACTGTAGGAAGCAAATCACTACCTGGCATTTCATACACTGTTGGCATGTCGTTCATGGTAGCAAACTGAACCCACTTGGTTGGCTGCATACCATATTCAAAGTCTGCATCAATCAAGGACTGTGGCGCGGCAACTTTCATACGCTCAACAGCGTCAACACCAAAATCATATGGACGAACTTTTAGCTCTGATGTTTCAACATAGATCTGCAGTTGATCACCAGCTGCATGGCCTGCACCCACAGTGTCAAATGTCAGAGTGATGGTCGTAAAGCCATTGTTAAGGTTGCTAAAAATAGCTTTACCCGACGACACTGCTGTTCCAGACGCACTGAGCAGCGTTGCACTAGGTGCATTGGTAAATGCAATTGTTCCACCTCTGCTAGGATCACCAAAATTGTAGATCACCGTGTTACGGGTCACATTGGTAATCATTAAAATATCACCCAGCTTGTAAGGATCAGGAATGATCACTTGCTTTGTGCTTGGTGCAAAAATATAATTTTGTATCGCTTTTCTTGCCATTTTAGTCTACCTTGTTGTAATTTACTTATTTATACACCAAACACCACTGCTATATTATCAACGTAACTTTTTGGAGTCACGCTGTTAGCGGTGTAGCTTATCGTGGTGGTGTTTAAGATTATGTTTCCAGTGGTGGTGATATTGCCCGAAGTTGCATTGATGCTAACTCCTCCGACATTTACTCCCACGTCCACTTCAAAATATGAATTTGCCATGCTGCTTATCCTTATACACTATTTAGCATCTGGCCCAGTCTTGGGCCATTAACCATAGTGACTTGATGTCGTTTTGACATAATTGGTTGCTGCGATTCCGGTGTAGAATACGTACACGTTGCCCCCAGTAATCGATGCTGTGACTGAACCCAAACTTGATGCATTATAAATCTTGTTGTACTGTGTTCTATATGCAGTGGTGCCATCATGCAGGACCATCACTTCACTTACTTCAAAATCGGCGCCGCTTTGTACGTTGATCACATACTTGCCACTGCGGTACACGGTTTTATCAAACACGTCAATCACAGCAGGTGATGTACCAACCTGCACATTGCCAGGAGTATATTCCAGTGCGCCTGAATTCTGATGAACATGTATTGACGTATTGGCCTGGGTTTCACCAGTCTTGAATGTCATACCAGAATTTTCTGTTGCAAAGCTCACATAACCATTTGGTGATGATAGACCAACGATCTCTGTTGTGAGGGTAACCGATCTTATGTCAATTGCATCACCCACTGCTGGTGCTTCTGTGAATATGCATTTGCTGTTGGCAGAAAATGAGTTGTATGCAACGCTAGGATGTTGTAGCACACCGTTCAGTGTTACAAATGTTCCGTTTGTGGTTGCACCGCGAGTCATTGTAAACGAAACGTTGGCTCCGTCACCACTGTATTGGTCGTCTGTTACAAGAGTAGTACCTGCACCAGACTTAGGTTGAAACCATGCTGCTCCGTCATAGTATTCAATATCCCCAGCAAAACTATTGAATCGCAACATACCAGATACTGCCACATCAGGACGCTGTCCCGAATCACCAACTGGCATCAAGAATGAATCTGTTGAGAATATCTGTAGTTTGGCACCTTGTACCACGTTGGCACTAACAGCACTGTTACCAATCAACACTGTGTTGTAACCAGGTGCTGTGTTGGCCCAGATCAGAGTGGCATCATTTGGACCGCGAACGATAAAGTCACGATTTGAATTTTGTGTATCATTGATACGTGCGCCTTGTGCAACATTTAGGTTACCGCTTGTGCTGATACCACCTGCAATATACAACGCACCTGTTGTGGTGTTTGTGCTTGTTGTGGTATTGGCGATCGCTACTTGACCGTAGAATGTTGCGATTTGATTAGCATCCACACGCAGTGCCAGTGTGCTTACACTATTATCGCGTTTGGTCCATAACTGTGCTTGTCCACCAATACCACTTGCGGCAGCAGTGGTACCTTGTGTCACATAACGCAACGATACTGCTTCTTGATAGGCAGCAGTGCCGCCAGAATAGTTAAATGCACCATGTAGACCAATTACGTCACCGTCTTGGTTGATCACAGGAGCAGTACCAGTTCCACGTGATGTGCTCACTGTCCAACCTGCGAGTTGTCCAATGGTGTTTGCGGCAATGGTGCTCTGCGGATTGTAGGCATCGCCTTGATAGCGAATATTTAATGTATCTGTTCCGGTTTGTGTGTCACCGTTAACACCAACGTTCAAGCTATAGCCACTGAATGTGTTGGCAGTGACCTGGAAGTTGAAGTTTTCGTTACGCTGGGTAATTGCCAGGTTACTGGTTGCCGCACTGTCAATGAACAACACACTGTTGCCAGTGAAAGAAGTCAGTTTAAAGTCGTTCTGTACATTGGCTGCGGTAAATGTAGCCTGACGTGGAGTCGTGTTACCAATGTACACGTTGTCCATGTTGCTAACAGTGGTTGGATTGATAGTTAATGCGCCAGCTGGACTGATAGCCACGGTACCTGTGCCAGTTGGGCTTAGGGTAACGTTAAAATTATTTTGTGTGGCAGACAGTGTGGTAAAGCTACCAGCTTTTGGTGTTGATCCACCAATTGCCATATTGTCTATAGAACCAGCAGTGTTTGGATTGATAGTAACATAGCCTGCACCAGTCGGACTGAATGTGATCAATGCTCCTGAACCGCTGGCTGTTAGATTATTATTAACAGTAGCACTGTGTAATATAGACAATGCACCAGTACCAATACCACCTTTAACAACCAGTGCACCAGTTACCTGATCGCTGGCCGCGGTGGTGTTGCTTAACCACAAGCTACCAAACTGTACGTTACCGTATGTGCCAGTGACTACGTTACCGGAACTTTCTGTAATCTTGTCCATGTACACAAAGTTACTGGTACTGTTCTGCCAGCCAAAGAATGATTGTTGTGGTGTGCTGATATAGTAGTTAGAAACTATACCAATGTCTCTGCTGTCGTTTGCCCCCAACGGAGTTAGGTTAGCAAAGTAGTGCATCAGGATAGTAGAGTCTTTGGTTGTTAGTGTTTCAGAATCTAAACTAACAACATTGCCCAGCACAAACAAGTTTGCCTGTACAGTAACGTTACCACCAAAGAAAGAATCTTTACCAACTCCAATACCACCGTATACAATCAACGCACCGTTTGTCTGTGAAGTTGACGCAGTAGAGTTGTAGAGTGTGCCAACACCGCTATCATTAAAGCTCAATCTTGCGTTGCCCTGGCCGTCTGCAATCATTACATAGTTGTTAACGGTCTCAATTCCGGTCATTGTGTTGGCACCAAGTACTACGTTGTAGTCACCTGTGGTGAGTTGGCTACCAGCAAGGTAACCAAACAATTGATTTTGTAGTGCAGTGCTTTGTAGATTCAGACCTGCTTGGCTACCAATGGCTGTGGTCTTTTCACCTGGGCCTACATAGCCTGTGCGATAACCAAATAATGTGGTTTCTGCCCCGTTTGTGTTTGTTGCGGCTGCTTCGCTACCAACAATGGTTGTCTTGGCACCAAATGCTGTGCTACTGCCAATTTTCTGACCAATGAACACAGAGTCAGTGCTCATGAATGTAGTGGCTGTGTTAGCACCTAGTACGATAGAAGTTTGTGTTGCATCTAGTATGGCTCGTCCGCTTGCAAAGCCTGCGGCGCCACCAACGTTTAGGTTTCCGCCAATACCCGCGCCGCCTTGTACAACAAATGCACCTGTGTTGGCTGTTGTGGAGTTTACACCGCTAACAACAAATGTGTTACCGGCGGCATTAATACGAACACGTGGTGCACCTGCACCGTCAGCAATTACTATCTGATTGCTCAAACTGGCAATTACATTACCGTCATAGCTGCCAAGGATAACATTGTAGCTACCTGAGCTTACTGCATTACCTGCAAATGTACCAAAGAATTGATTGTTGGTGCCAGAGATTGATCCACCTGCTTGGTAACCAACCAGTGTACTATCTGTGCCTGGTGCCGCATTACCTGCTGTGGCTCCAATGATAGTGCTGCGGTCACCAATGCTGGTACCACCAACGCCGCCACCGTGTACAGTTACGCCAACACCAATGCCTGTGTACAGTGTGCCACCTGTGGATCCACCCAGTACAATACTGTTGGCTTTAGCTGACGGTGCTGCAACAACAATTCGTCCTGCTTCAAAACTTGCACTGGTGCCAACGTTTAGATTACCACCAATAAAAACACCGCCAGATCCTGTAACATTCAATGCACCAATATTGGCCAGTGTAGAGTTAATGTTGTTGTCAATTAAAACTGCGGCATTGCCTGCAGGCAACCAGATACTCTTTAGTCTGTCTGGTTGGATATAGATATCGTTGTTGGTGCCACCAAAGGTATGAATTTCTGCGCCCTTGGCTGTGCCTGTGCGCAGTGCAAATGCGCCATTGTTGTTTGTGTCTGTGACCATCAATGCATAGCGTGTGCTTGCAAGTGATGTAATCTGTGTGATTGGAGTATTAGCGTCAATTTTTGCTACACCAGTACCAGCGCCCAGTACAGTCATCGATCCACCAACCACTAGGTTAGCACTTATGCCTGCGCCGCCACGTACCTGGAATGCACCTGTGCCAGCAGTGACAGAATTTACGTTATAGGCTTCAATGATTGTGTTACCAATGATCAGATTAGCATAGGTAGTGTTGTTAACTGAACCGGTAGTAGTTCCTGTTTCTGAAGTCAACAGGCCTGCAAAACCAACGTTGGCTTCACGCCAGACCCAGGCAGCATTGATTGGGTCTAGGTTTCGATTGATCAACATACCCACGTCATAGGTCGGAGAACCCACAAATCCATTATTGAAAATAACCAGTGGATCGTTGATCAGCGTGTCAACGCTGTTAACAGTATAAGTATTACCAGTAACGCTAAGGTTACCTTGAATGGTGATGTTTGATGCAATAGTTACATTGGGATTAAACAATGATCCAACCAGGGTAGCTGGTTTGATCTTGGTATATTCAATGGTTTGATCAGTGATCTGATTGTTTTTTATTCTGGTGACAGCCATGTTTTCCTAGCTCCTAGCAAGTGCTTTACTCTATTTATGCGCAAGCCCAGAAATAGAGAACTGCACTAGAAATCAAGCGTCATTGAAATATGTTCTGTGTATTTTTACTTGTGTGCCTGCGCCCGCAGCAGTGGCCACAAGATCCAGTACACCAAAGCCATCAATACTGGTTGTCCAGGCAATCAGCGGTGTAGTTGGCGAACCCATGGTAGATTTTACTGTTGCAACTGCATTTGCAGTTATATTATTGTGTATCAGATATATTTCGCCCACTTGATACCGGCTTCCACTGGTGTTCTTTGCTGTGAATTCATAAACAGCAGATCTATACTGTGTTACATAAAAATAATCCAGTGTGGTTCCACTCACACTAACATTGGTATAGGTTGTGTTAACAAAAATTGGATTTGCCGCATACACAATCGCTGCTGCCAGGAATCGAATTTCAACGATATCTGTTACCAATGGAGTCTCAACCAAGGTCAGTGTTGTGCCTGTTACTGTGTAGGCCACTGTTGGCTGTTGTAGCGTACCGTTGATAGTAACCAGCACACTGTCTGTATCTGCATTTTGGGTCAGTGTGAAAGAAGCAGTTGACCCAGTTGGATAGATGATTTGGCTGGCCACTGTGGTTGCACCGTTGCCAGCTACCCAGGCTCCACCGGTATACCATTCGATTGATCCAACTTCATTGTTATATCGTAAATCACCAATTTCTGGAATAGCAGGACGCTCGCTGGTCAGTCCAACTGGTAGCACTGTTGAACTGGTCGTTTGCATCCTTACACGATTATTGTCTGCTGGTACAAGTGCAATGTCTCCTGCCACTGTGCTCAGTTCGTTGTTAAAGATCGAGTAGTCACCAATTTGGCTAAAGGTGTCTGTGAATCTTGCGGCCAGCGTGCCTGCTACTGTGACAGTAACGTTGGCTAGACCAAAGCCATTGTCCTGTACCGCTACTTCTGAGTTGATCAGGTAAATCCTGTTTGCACTACTGACTGTGATACGCTCGTCCACATACTGTTTGTTAGCAGCATCGCTGTTCAGCACAGGAGTTGGTATGTCTGTTATGCGGTGTTCTTGTACAGAAATTGCACCAAGTCCATCTGGAACAATAAAGATATCTGCATCCCCACCAAGTCCACTTATGGTTTGTCCAGTGAACTGCAGACCTGATAATTGTGTAATACCAGACGATGTAAATGTAGATCCATCATAGGTTAGTGCGGCAGACCCAATCACTGCGTTTGCGCTGGAAGTGTATAAAACTCGGTTAATCACCGTTGAACTAAGTTCTATATTATTGGCTCGGAAGGTTGCATTGCCAGAAAAATATCTTATGCCGGGGCCTGGCAGGAACATGCTGTTGGCTGCAAAAAATGGTATATTGGTCGGAGTTCCGGTTGGTGCATACACCAGTTCACCAGTGATGTTTAGGTTTGCGTATCCAACGGTGCCAGCACTTTCGATTGTGGTAGCATAAAAAGTATTATTACTGGTAAAAAACAGCAGATCGGCGTCATCATTTAGTCCGGTGCCGTCCGAGAACACAATACGGCCTGGCGTCAGGTTAGTGACCTGTGCAGATGCAAGGGTGGCTTTGGCCGATGTGTTAGCAGTGGTAAATTTTGCGGCTGCTGCGATCGTAGATCCAATGTCGGTTGCATTGATATTGCCTTTGAGCACATTTACATTGCTGATGATTGCTTGTCCTGTTCCGTTGGGCAACAGGTACATGTGTTGATTTGTGGTGCTGGTTTTTATATAACTGTTGACACTGATGTTTCCATCAACAGTGAGACGTTCAGTGGTTGCACTCGTATTCACGCCCATTCGGAAATTTGAAAAATCCAAATAAAGTAATGATTGTGCTCCACTTCCGGGGTCTGTTACAAAATTAAGATCAACGCCTTGGCGATCAAGAGTTGCCTGTAACATAGGCCCGGCTACACGTCCAATAGCCATTAGTTTGCTCCTACTTGATTATTTATCAGAGCCGATCAAGGCGTTGCAGTACTTGGAAAATTGTGTAGGATGATTATGGTTTGCCCAAGTGGCGGCGGGCTGGTAAATGTAACAGTGGTTGTGCCATTGAATGTGTATGCTACTCCGGGATTTTGAAATACATTACCAACATAGATCAGGACCTGTGCTTCTTTACCAGATGCATAGCTTTGGCTCATGGTAAACGTGGTTCTGCTACTATCAGCTGCTTCAAGATTTGACCCTGGAGAACCTGCTCCTTGACTGTCTTTGACAATGGTGCTTACTCCAACTTTGGCTACACTGTTCCAGGCGCTGTTATAGTACACTTCTACTAACTGTGTGTCTGTATTGAATCTAAACAAGCCGTCAACAGGACTATCAGTACGCAAAGCCGATGTTCCGGTTTGCATCCTAGTAGAATAACCCTGGCTTTCTAGTTCGCGGTTTTTAACAAAGCGTCCCATTATTAGATACCTGTAAAGCTGGTAGTTACAATTATAGTGTTGGCTGCACTAGAATTGGCTGCAATAAAATCGCCGTTGTTGAACAAAATACGTTCTGCTTCCATAACATAGGTGTCATTGCCGGCAATTGATAGATTGCTGTATATGATATTAACTCCGTTTGCTTGAAAACCGGTGCTTACCACAAATACATTGATTGTGGCAGAGATGGTAGTTTTGTTGCAAAGATACATTGTGGTTACAGCACTGTTTCCTGCAGAAGTATAAACTGCTGTTGCAGTTGAATCGGTGAGTGTAGCGTTAACAATTGACATCTGATATGTTCCTAAAATATAATAGAGTAAACCACAGCACGAGACTTGGTGATCAATTCTTGATTTTGTATGCCTTCGTCGTTGGTTACATACAGCCCAGTGCCGCCTGTTCCAACGTTTGATGACGTGATAATGTTATAGTGTGGCACAATAGTTGGTGATGGAAAATTTACTAATTTTTTAATCTGTATATTTCCATCAAGCTGTAGTGCCAAAACCGGATCAATGTACACATTGTTAGAATCATAGTTTTTTATTGCATAGCCAGCTGTATTCAGATTTGCGCCCAGTTGTGGATTTGAATCATCAACTACTCTGGTGTTACCAGTGGTTGTGGCCACAATATCGTAGTAGGTTGTGCCATCGTTTGTGATTTGCCAGCTGCTGGTAAACTCTTGCCAGCGCAGGTATACATTTGCTAATCCTGTTCCTGCAGGGTCAGTGCGATCAACTTGTATTCCAGATTCGCCTAGCACTGCACCAGAGATGCCACCACCACCTTTGTTTAGCACAATTAAATTATCGCTAATATCTGTGTTGGTACTAGATATTGTGGTTGTATTGCCAATTACTCGCAGATTGCCATTGATGATAACCACGTTTGAATCCAAAATAATAGGATCATCGTGATTGATGGTATTAATTGTGTATGGACCGCTGACGTTTTTAATAATGCTCATATGAGTTTAGACCGTTTGCTTTATTTATGCACCTGCTGGCATTGCTAAAAAGACAAATGGCTACCGTGGTAGCCATTTTGTTAAAACTATATCTCTATTAGATACTGCTAATTCTAACTGTGATGTCTGATGCGCTTACGTTGGCAGGAGCGGCAGTGGTTGTCCACTTGTAGCTTCGTCCAGTGGAACTGTAGACTTTGCGATTTGTAATTTTAGCAACACTAAATGTGCTGGTATCAATAAAATCAGCTGTGATAGTCAGTGTGCCAGCAACATATGGATTATTGTTTGGGCTGGTTACTAATTTTAATGTTTGCAGTGTGCCAGCATTGTTTGCTACAAAAGTACGGGCGCCACGTGCTTTTACCAAGTCAGCTGTGGTGATACCATAGCTTCCGCCAGTGAAGAAACAATTGGCTAAAATACTGTTGGCCCTTGTGGTCGGAGCATCGATAGCAATAGTAGCGGCGGCAGTAGTGCTATTTGCTCCAAAGAAGGTAACTGTCGGAGCGGCCGTGTATCCTGATCCGGCGCTGTCAATAGCCAATGCTTTAATTGCACCATTTGCAAACAAATGAACTGTGCTGATTGTTGCAGTGGTTCCACCTGTTAGCGTTGGTGCAGATACTGTAGCTGTTGCATTGGCAGTAAAGTAGGCTGATCCAAGATTGCTAAATGTAGGGCTTGCATTGCCTGATGTAGTGGTGACTGATTCTCCACCTCTTCCTGGCCTCTGTGCGTAAGGCACTGATGCGTATGGATTGATAAATTTGTTTTTAATAGGACGTCCCATTTTGTTTCTCCTTGTGTTATGGCGTTCTAGGCCTCGACGGTTGGGTTTCCGCGAAGTCCCCTGAGGGGCTCATGAGTCTGAACAAGTATATTTATCAGAACGCTTGCTTTATAACATATCATGCGCTATAATCAACACATGACGCAAATCAGACGGTGTCATAAATCCTGTTTAGTAACTTATAGCCCGGGCAATAAAATGCTCGGGCTATTTTTTAGTCAACAAAAAAGGGCCTTGCGGCCCTTTAATGCTTCCCATCCCTTTGAGAAATTACTGGAACGACAAGGTGTTTGCAATAGCAATTTCACCTAGGTAGTCGGCAGCATTGCCTAGTGACGATGCTGTGTTGGTCAACTCAACATATCCGTAACGAGTCATGAAGCCCACGACTGGTTCGAATGTTGCTGGGTCAAGAACAACACCACTGCTCATTAGAGGAACATATGGGCAATAGAACGCGGCTGCATCAGCCTCGCTAGAACCTTTATATCCAACCAACACAGCGGCTGTATCGCCTGCATAGCTGTCAACGTAAACACGCATTGCGCCGTTCAATGTACCAACAAACTTGGTGTTTGTAGGTGCTTCGAATGTACCTTCTGTGGTACGTGCAAATGCGCTGGTTGTTGCGCTTTGTAGAACTGTCAATGCAGCTGGAGAAACAACTGCCCAGTTACCTGCGCCACGACGTGTACGTGAAGCAATCAGGTTAGCTGTACGGTTGATCAAAACTGCAAGAGCAGCATGCTCATCACCAACGAATGTAGCTGTACCGGACACAGTAGACTGATCATATGTGAACTCAGTAGCAGACAAGCTACGTAGTGATCCAAGAACTTCTTGGTCAATTTCAACTGTGATTTCTTGAGCCAATGCTGCCATGATTTCTGCTTCGACATCCAAACCATGCATGGCTTGTGCGTCTTGAGCAGCTTCGAAAGTCCAGCGAGCTGATAACTTACGAGTCTTGGCTTCAACGACTTGTTTCAAGATCTGTACGTTGATACGGTTACCTGGCAAACCTTCTAGTGAAGATGTTGAACCAGCTTTTCCGTTTGTAGCAGTACCACCGAATGAACCAGCACTTGCGCCAGTAACACCAGAGTAAGCAACAGCAATTTTGAATGGGCTTAGAGCTTCATCACCTGCTGTGGTACCTGTTGCATATTGGCTTGCTGTGTCAGTCATGCTGTCTGCATAACGTACACGTAGTGTATGGATCTGAGCTACTGGACCAGTCATTGGTTGAACACCAACGATCTCGTTTGCAATAACTGTAGGCATAACACGACGAATCACTGGCAGAATAACACGGTTAAGTGTTGCTACGTTTGATGCTGATGTAGAACCAGCTGTAGCACTTTCTGCCAAATACTTGCGAGTGTTCTCAAGGATTACACTCATGGAGGTTCTTTTAGAACCTTGTAGGCCTTCTAGCAGGGCATCTTTGGTTTCGCCCCAACGGCTTTCTAATAGTGCGGTTGTCATTTCTTTTCCTTCTCCTGTTTAGGGTTTATTTAAGCCCTGCTAAACGCTTGATATCAATCACGTTAGTGGTCTGATCAGAGGCGCTGACTTTAGCAGCTTTATCTCCAGTTACTTGACTACGATTTTCGCTTAGAACAGCTTTCGCTGGTTTCTTTGCTGAACTGTTGTTAAGTACCGCTGGAAGATACTTTTCAAATGCATTCTGAAGTCTTTCAGTTTGCACACTCTCAAGAAGCTCACGCATTACTGCGGACTTCTCTTCGTTCAAAGGTTTCAATAGATCGTTCAGTTTGGCCTTGCGATCTTGTGATTCTCTGATAATCTTAATTTCTTTATCTTTGCTTTCAACCAGCATGGAAGTTTTTTCCATGATAGTTTTGGCTTCTTGTAGTTGGCGCTCTTTGCGTTCAACAGCAGAGTGCAGTTTAGCAATTTCTTTGTTCTCATTTAAGTGAGTAACAGCAAATTCACCAGCAAACGCTTCAAACAGTCGACGTCCAAACATGTTCTCACGAGCAACTTGGATGTCTTCTTTCAACTGAGTAAGCTCAGTTTCAAGATTGGTTGCGACAGCTTCTTTAACAAGACGTGCGCTTTTAGCAATGAACTGTGATTTCAGTTCATCAAGCTTCTGTTTGGCTTCGCTTACGATACGTACACGAGCTTCTACAACTGCTTTTTTGTCTTGTTCAAACTCTTGGATCTCTTCAGCCAACGCTTTGATAACAAACTGCTCTAGACCCTTGATAGAGTTTTGATAGGTTTTGCGATCTTCACGTAGTTCTTTGATTTCCTCAGCAAGTTTGGTAACCATGAAATGGTCAAACTTGCCTGCGCTTTCAGTCATGTGACGTTTGAATTTCACACGGTCTTCAGCAAGAGCTTGTTTTTCATCTGCAAATTCTTTAATTTCTACAGACAAAGCTTCGGTAACCATGTTATCAAGAGCATCAACCATTACAGACTTGTCATGCTCATAACGTTGAGCAAACTCCTCGCGCAGTTCACTGCGAATACTCTCGCGAGCTTCATTTAGCTTGGTTTCCCAGGCTTCATTGATTGCTATACGAGTATCTTCGTTAATGATACCGGCATCTAACAATGGTTTGATAGCATCAAACATTATACCTTCTCCTATATTTTTAAGTCTTTGATCAAGCGAGTTACCTGCTCTTTCAAATACTTCTGCACACGCTGGCTTTCGCCGACTTCTTTTGCATTTTCTAAAACGCGATGCCCATAACTCATGTTCATGAGACCTTCGTAGATCGCTTTAGGATACGCATGTGGCGCTGAGGGTTGTGCAACCACGTCCACAGTGATGATTTCAAAATCACTGACTTGTCCTGAGCCTTCGTTTACATTACCTGATCCACGACTGCTCACACCTAGTTTCACTCCGCTTTCCAACATGGTTTTAACCAGGTTGCCCATTGGAGTTGGTAGAATTTTTAGTTTACCGTAACCACAATGACCGTCCATCCACATATCTGTTATCATGTGACTAACACGGTCTAAATTGATTTTAAGATCGTCCGGATGATCTACTTCCCCTAGTACGGAGTAGCCACCTTTGATTTGTTCGTTGATTGTTTCTACGGCCTTAGATATTTCGTGAATGGGGTACACACGTTGGTTAGCGTTTTTCACGCCTCCCTCAATGCATATCCCTTTCATATAGAGATTCTTACCTTTACCATCTTTGGAGTCCTCTTCTAGGAGCTCCATCCTGGCGTTATCAAAAGTAAGATTCTCTCTTAGGTACAAAGCCATATTATTGTCCTAGTTTATTTTGCTAAAGGACTGTTCTTGCTCACTGGTACTGAACCATCAGTTGTCTGACCTTCTTTACCGTGTGCTTTGTCCCAGCTTGTTTCTTTTTTGCTATAGTAGTTTTGTGCGCCTTTGTTGCCGCCTACTTTGTTAACATTGCGTTTGGCAACTTCGTGTTCTTGTGCAGAACCTTTTACAAATCCGCCTGTTTTACCTTTTGGACTTGTACCATCTGGTGCTTGCTCGCTGCCACCTTTAACGATATTACCGGCTGTGCCGCCCATATCGTTTTTCTTGGCTACGATGCCTTGCTTGTTAACACCTACGCTACCGCCTTTGCCAACTTCGTGACCTTCGCCTTGACCACCTTTTTCAGCGCCGTGTCCGTCGCTTACTTTGTCAACATACTCACGTAGTTTTTCTGCAGAGGACATGTTACGACGAGATTCAGTTTTTGCTTCTTCGTCGTCTTCTTCCTCTTCTTTATCATCTTTAGCAAATGGATTCACGCCTTTTTTAGGCTTGTCTTCGTACATCATAGATTCGTTTTCTTCGTCATCCATGCCCATACCCATGTCGTTACCGCCCATGTCATCGTGCTCTTCTTCACCTGCTTCGTCGCTCATCAAAGCATCAAATTCAGCTTTGAGTTCGTCAAGTGCAGACTCTAGATCCATAACACGATCTTCAATGTCGCCTTCGCCGCCGCCCATGTCATCCATTCCGCCCATGTCGCTGTCCATGTCGCTATCAGTTCCGATTTCGTCGTCACCTGACATGTCCATTTCGTCGTCGGCTTCGTGCATGCCTTCTTCGTCGGTTGTAATTTCGTCAACCATGCCTTCGACTTGATCACCGCCCATTTGCTGATCTTCGTCGTCCATCATACTTTCGTAGATGTCACGGCTTTTTTCTACCACGATTTCGTGAAACAATGCTTTGGCCTTGGCTTGTTCATCGTTTACGATATATTCAATTAACTTTTCATACTTGTTCATTTGAGAACTCCTTATAATATGGCTTGTAATCTATTTACATAAACACGTAATATTTCTAGTAATATCGGTGTTTTTTGAATGATTTTAATAGATAATTAGATCGAAGCTGGTGCGCCAGCTCCACCACCGGCATCTGCACCGGCAGCTTTGTATTGCTTGTTGACTTTTTTGAGTTTTTCTTCGTGCTCTAGTTTACGCACATCATTCATGATTCTCATGCGATTTATCTGCTCTAGACTAAGCCTAGTCTTGCGCAGATCACTGAGTTTCATTACAGAATTATCGTCCTTTTCAGTACGACTACCTGCAGGTGCGGGATCAAAGAGTTCAAAAACGTTCATAGTGTAGTATTTACCAAAGGGTAAATTTAAACACTCATTGGCGGTGGTGCGGTACCCATGCCTGGTGCTCCTCCAGCAGTTGGACTGGCTACACCTGTTTCTGCACCTTCGCCGGGTGCGCCTTCTGCACCTATGTCAGGTGTTTCAAGATTGTCTATGTCTGCTTGTATACCACCTGGGCTTACACCAATGCTACGTAATCCTGCTGGATCAGCAGGAGCGGCATCTACATCGCCTTGTTCCTCAGCAAACATACGCTCGTTTTCTGCCATTTCGGCTTCGCTTAGTCCTAGATAACGTGTGAGCAAGAAACGCTTGCTCAGGTAAGGAAATGCTTCCAGCTGTGTAAATGTATTGATCCTAGCTAGATCTACTTCAGCCTGGCGATACTGTGCAAAGTTCTGCGGCTCATTGAACATAAGCTCAAACAGTTGTCCATCAATGTTTACACCTCTCCAGCGCATGAACAGTTTAAACTCTTTGTCTAGGGTTTCTGCAATCATTTTTTGCAGTCTAACACAGTACTGATTGAAACGCCATTCCTGGATCAGTGCTGTGCCCACTTTGCCGTCTGTAAAGCTACCAGCTGCTCCGTCATCAAGTCCTGTGGGCAAGTAGCTGGATGGAATACGCAGGCCACGAAACAGCTTGTTGGTAAAGAAATGCAGGTCTGTGATTTCACCTAGATTCTGTCCACCAGGCAGGGTTTCCACAGTGGAGCCACGTCCATCTGCTGTGGTCGGAAAGAAAAAGTCTTCGTTGGTGCTGAGTGGATTGTATGTTGCATCCATCATGTTGGTGCCGCCACCTGTTTGTGTAGGGATACGGCGCTGATGCACTTCGTTCTTGATGCGCTCAACAAATGCCATGGCCATATGGCTGGGCATGTTGCCCACGTCAATCTTGAAGATCCTGCGTTCTGGCGCACGTTGCACACGATAGATAATAATAGCGTCTTCCAGCAGTTCTTTCTGTTTGAACACCTTGAAAACGTTTTCTAGTACTGAATTACCAAAAGGCCAAAACACGTCCAGCCCTTCAGTTAAACTGATGTGTATAATATGTTCAGCATTGATTGCAGCTTCATTTTGTGCATGAGCAAAGCGGCTTCCGCCTGCTATTGAATTGTTAGGCTGTACATAGCTACCAGCTGGGCCGCCAGACTGTGGATGATTAGTGTATGTGTCTGTGGCTGCAATCGCTGTTGCTGTTAGATTATGGAAGTTTGGATTTAGATCTTTTATTAGATACTGCTCTGGCTCTTTGCCTTCGCTTTCATTCACAATGACCTTGGTAACCTTGCTCATCTCTGTCCAGAACAATTTAAACGTTTCTGGATCACGAATAAACACTTGATCTCCGTACTTGATAACATTACGGAAGATCTTGAACATGCGGCGATTTAGCTCGTTTAGATTACACCACTGTTCCAGTTGCTCTTTGATAATCTTGATTTCGTTATCAGTTGGCCTGTTGTGGAAATGCAGATCAAATGGGAGATTATTATCCACATTAACCTGTGTGCTAAACTCAGATATAATATCCAGTGCGGCATTGACTTCGCTGTCTGCATCCATTTGTTCATATTGATTGTATCGCTCAATACGATTTGGATGCCCAATATACAGTTCTGGTAAGTTGCTTTGATAGTTCCTATATCCTGGATCAGCCTTGCGCCCAGCACCAGCAACTGGGCTGATGTTTTGTGGTAAATTAGTACCTTTGAAATATTTTTTCCAGGACATGTTTTTTTCTCTGTTGTGTATTTAAGTTAATTTGTGTTCTGCGCAGTTTTCTTGGCAGCATATGCAGTTTCTCGCGTGGCATCCGTTATTGCGGCCAACTGCTGTAGCATGGAGTTCATGGCTCGTTGTTGGGCCTGCATCAGGTCGGCAGTATATTTGGTATTGGTTGCAATGGTTTCGTAGACTGCTGCTTTTTCCTGTGCGGTTAGATCTTTTTTCTGCGGTATACCAACAGCATCTACTTTTGTTGGTGGTGTAGATTTAGCAGGCGTTGAAGCAGCAGGCGCAGTTCCGGGCGCTGATGTAGGAGTTGCGACTGTTGGTTTTGAATTTTTTGGGGTACCTTTGGCCAATTGTGCTTTAACATACGGCTTGTACATCTCTGGCACTGAATCAAAAGACTTACCACCTTGTACTGCGGCCACCCAACTGTCTGCATTTTTCTTGTACTCACCATCAAGGTTAGCTGTGCCTGGTCCTGTTGCTGGTTTTTCAGCTGATGTAGTTTTGTTGGTAGAATTGTTTGCTCCTGCAGGAGATGCTGTAGTTGAGTTTGGTGGCTTGTCGCCAAACCCAACTTTGTCTTTAATGTACTTAAAAGTATCACTGTTTCTGATACCATCCATTAAACTACCCAGTCCTGATTTTATGCCACCAAACATACTTTGTATCATGTTGGTTAGCTCAGGGAATGTTGTTTTAAATTTATTTCCAGTTTCTGTAAGGAAACTGCCTGCTGTTTTATATGCAGATTTAAAACCTTCTTCTGCCTTGGACATTGCAGTTTGTACACCTTTAATTACTACGCCAACACCTGGTATTGTTTCCAATACTCCTAGAGCCATCTTACCTACTGTTTTGGCGCCACTGGTAAACATGTTCCAGTACTGTTTGCCATCTGTGGCCAACCAATTTTTAGTTGTTGCCCAGGAATCTGCCACAGTTTTACCCATGTCAGTGGCAAATTTTGTAATACTGCCCCAGTTGCTCATCAGACTCTCACCTAGCTTTGAACCCAGTGCTTCTCCGCCCCAGGCACCTAGTGCTCCGCCAATCAGTCCACCAATCACGGTTCCGATCACAGGCACAACTGAACCAATTGCTGCCCCGGCGGCTGCACCTGCAAGACCTCCTGTTAATCCTCCGGTTGCTCCACCTACTACACCACCTTCTTCGGTCCTGGCTTGTTCTGCGGATATTTCTCCTGCTGCCTGTCTAGCTTCGATCCCTGCGATACTAAACCCAGCCATGGCCACTGTTAAGGCTGTGCCTATTATAGGTATCTTGGTTCCTAGTTTCTGGAACCCACCTTTCATGAAGTTCATGCCTTTACTCAATGCACCTGCTTCGTTTGCAACATTAGTGATTGCAGGACCTGACTTGGCTAGATTCTGTGCAATTCTTGCTTCTGTTTCTGCAAACTGTTTAAAGCCTCCTGTGCGCCTAGCTTCTGCTAAAGCATCTTTACTGCTCATGCCTGGATTTTTTGCTTGTAGTTCTTTGGCACGGTCTACTGCTGATGAAGTGGTGCGGGCTGTGTTTGTAGCAGTGGTAGTTGCTGTAGCTGGTGCGGTAGGGGCTGCAGGTGCGACTTTACCTAGCCAGCTGCCAGTTTTGACCTTGTTCATTGCGGCTGTAAAACCGCCCATCATCAGACCCCGAACAATTGGTAACGCTATCATCAGCGCAAGGATCTGTTCCATGCTTAGTGGCATGCTGCCGCCTGCTCCGGCGCCTGTATAGTTTCTTTTATCAAATGCACCTTTAAGGCTATCATAGTGAGCCCTCAACTGTGCAGCAATTTCACCAATGACTCCAACAACTTTTTGCTGCATCTCTTTGGCAGCAGTTGCACCAACTTCAATAGCGTCCAGCAGTGCTCCGGTCGGATCACCGGCTTGGGTAGGTTTGCCTGCTGCATCTAACAGTTTATCTTGCTTTGCTTGTGATTTCTCAAAGTTAGCATTCGCTAATCTCTGATTCTGATCCATGTCAGTGGCCGCGTTGCTTGCTACACCTTTGAAACTACCAACTGCCTGAGCTGCTTTACCAACAGTGCCCGCCATTTCTATATTTGCATCTTGCGTTTCTTTTGCGTACTTTGTCGCAGTCTTTCCAGCCTGCAAAGTGCTGGCAGTACCGTTTCTAAATGCAGCATCATTTTCCATTACTGATTTTCTTAAACCAGAATTAAGAGCCATTTGGATAGCCAGGTCTTTGTCTCTTACTGTTCCATAGACCAACATCTCGTTAGATGCTTTTCTTTGTGCATCAGTCATGCCCAGCTGCTGGGCTATGAGTTGCTTGTGTCGTGCAGGATCATCTCTAGCCAGTTTTGCCATGGCGCCTTTAACAGCAAACTCCGTCTGCTCCGCCTGCATTTTCTTTTTCTTTTCTTTCATGTCTTCGCCAGTTGCTTCTGCAACCAAAGCCATATTTTTAGCCATCTCCATAGTGGCCTGTGCCACTGCATTAGAACCTTGTTTTTGTCCACCACGACTCATCATTTCAGCTGTTTCAGCAGCAAGAGCAGCTTGCTCTTGATAGCTGTAGCCCAGTGCCAGCAACTGCCTGTCAGCATTGGCAAATTTACCAGTTGTAGAAGCCAGCTTTCGTGCAACTCCACCTATTAGTTCTGTGGCTTCTGTCATGCCCATGCCCATGCCAGCAAAAGACGCTCGATTTTCTTTTACCACTGCGGTCATTTCTTCTAGTCTCAGCTTGGTTCCATCAGTGGCATTAATCAAGCCTTGCATACCATTTGCAAATATCAGTCCGGTGCTGGTCATTTCCATATGGGTCTTGATCAGCTTGTTGCCTTCTTCGACCAGTATTCGTATGCCTTGCTTGGCCAGTGTTGCATTTGCGGCGCTTACTGCTTTGGCACGCTCGGCCATTATGTTGAGTGCAAATCCAACTATTGGTAGTATAACACCACCCATCTGACCAAGCGCACTGCCTGCTTTGCTGGCTGCGTCTGCCATGGCGTCGCTGGCAGCAGTGACTTTATCAATGTTGGCTTCAACAGAGGCACCAAACAAGGAGAACCCACTCTGTCCTTGCGACACCATCGACATCAGCTGAGCTTGATATGTTGCCTCGATGCCTATCAGTCTATTTTCTAAGCCAGCAATAATGCTAATGAATCCACCAACAGATGAACCAAGTGCGCTCGCGGACTGCGCATTTACTTCATTGTTGGCTTTTTGTTGCTGCAGATTCATCAGTGTAGCTCTGGCTTTGCCTGCTACTTCTTCATTGCCTGCTTTTTTAGCATCTCTATAGAGAGTCTGCTGTTGGTAGATAGCATCGCCAAGCGAATTCATATGCTCATGGGCTTCAAGAGTACTCTTACCAAATAGATTGTGTGCTACATTATTAAGTTTAGATACAGTTCCATAATCCTTGCTTGTTCTTTGTAGATTCTGAAATGATGCCTTTGCTTCTTTTAGAGAGTTAGCCAGACTGGACGCTGCTCTTTCGGCTTCTGTATAGGCTTTACCAGAACTTCCGCCACTAGAGCCGCTGGTGGACCTGCTACCACCAGCTTGGCGAATAAATTCGTCCAAGCGTTCATTAGTTCGTCTTAATTCATCTTCTAAGGCCATGGATTTTGCTCACATAAATACTATATCAATTATTTATGGGGATCAAAATGAGCAATTCTATGCAAATGCCAGTACCGCCGTCTGTAGCAAAAAATCCACTGACCAAGCTATTCAGACAACCAGCAATCTACTTTATGCCGCCTAGTCAAGGGCGTTGGTGGCCCATGGGCACAATGAATGTACCAGAATCTGGAGAATTCGCTGTGTTTCCAATGACCAGCAGGGACGAGGTTGTGCTACGCACCCCTGATGCACTGCTCAACGGACAGGGCATGGTTGATGTTATCCAGAGCTGTATTCCAGACATCAAGGATGCTTGGAGAATGCCCGCAACTGATGTGGATGCTACCTTGATTGCTATTCGCATTGCCAGTTATGGACACAAGATGGATTTTGAAAGCACATGCCCATTTTGCGCCGAAACACACACCTATGCACTGGACCTGCGTGGAATGCTGGACACCATCAAAGCACCAAACTTTGACGAACACTATACTGAAAATAGAATTACTATCAAATTCCGTCCGCAGGCCTACTACGGCATGAACAAGGTCAACAAAACAAACTTTGAAGTACAAAAACTTGGACAAGCCCTGGACAACCTAGAAGATGGTGACGAACGTGTAGCAGAATCAATCAAGCAAATGGATCGCCTGGTTGATCTAAACTTTGATGTGTTGGCAGAATGCACAGAGTACATCGTGATGGATGACAGTCCAGAAGAAAAGATCAAGAACAAGGATTATATCCTGGAGTTTTATAAAAACATTCCCAGCTCTCTAGTGAATCAGATCCAGACAGCCTATACCACAATAGCTCGTCAAGGTGCGCTACAACCAGTTAAAACACGCTGTGGCGGTTGTAATGAAGAAATGGATATGAACATCGAGTTTGACTATTCAAATTTTTTCGTAGCAGGCTCTTGAAACTAGACAATGCCGGGATTGAGTCCATGATTGAGGGCATGGACAAAGAGGCAAGAGCCATTAGAGACGAAGCCCTGCGCATGATGTGGTGGATGCGTGGTGGATTAAACTACGAAGATGCCATGCTACTCGGACAAGTAGAAAAAGAAATCATCAATCAGATCATCAAGGATAATATGAAATCTACTAAGGATTCAGGATTACCTTTCTTCTAACACTATAAGATGTCTTTCAGACATCTGCATTTCGCTTGCGCTCATGCATTTTTTTAATTGAACTATTACGAGAGCGAAGCGATAATAGTTTCATCTAGATTCTATGGTCACACTTTGCCCGCACAGGGCAAAGTTTGGCTTCATCTGAGTTCTTACAGCCACATAGCGTTAGAACTATAATTGTCTATAATTAACTATAAACAACAACACAGGCGGTTGTCCGATACCTGCTCATTCTGTCTTTAAAACAACGGCGATTTAGTATACATACGCTAACACACATACTAAACGTGCAGTATCGCTACTGCGTCTTTTCAGCCTTAGAATCCTATTCAAACAATCAAACTGGGGCATTTAACCAGTGCTCATCCTTGCGGGTAGTGATTGAGTACTCTGTACAGCGCAGAGAATTCCGTCCCTGTGATCCGAGATCCAGGTCTAGGGCACCCGAGCTAGGCCGGTGCGAGCAGTGTTCTGTTTACTTGCAGAGGTCTCTGACCGCTGCGGTGTTGGATTCCCAGAATGCTTCATAATCCATGAAAGCCCAGGAACCGTATTTTTCTGTGGTATAAGTGATATGGTGTTTTAGGGAGAGAGACGTGGTGTCAGATAGTTGAACAGCAACAAACATGCCTTTGCGGTTGAATTTCATGAATATGATATTGAAGTCACCTTGATCAGCGACATCCATACATTGCACAATCCATTCGTCTAGTTGTTTACATGAGCCTTGAAAGAGTTGATGAAATGGAAAATCTTTATAACTTTTGCATTCTGCATTGAATTTAGGAAAACTTTCTCCAGGGATGATATCCCCTTTGAAACTGCGTACCTGTGCTTCATTCAGGGTCTCTTTGCGATACACGTTGCTACCACCAATGTATGCTCCTGATCCAGGAACACGCAAGAACTTCTGCCCGTAGAGTGCTGTAAGGTGATCTGCTACCTTACGTTCCCAGGTGTTTCCTTTTGCTTTGCTTGGTGATGTCATGTGCATAGTAGTTAGCTGTTTTGCGCAGAGTCAAAAAATTTCATATTATAATATTTCCACATCTGTGCCATAGGAGGTAAATCCGTTTTCTTTTGTCACAGTTAGTACGTTGTTCACACGGCTGATCAGCTCATCTTTGTGGCTAACCAGCCAAACGGATTTGTTACGATCCCTGCTCATTCGCTTGAGGATTGCCAGCGCGGCTTCTACGCCACTAGAATCCATCCCGGAGTCCACGACTTCGTCAATGAACATAAGATTTATGGGCTGATACAGGCTTTCCCACACATCGCGGAAACTCCAGCTTAGGCTTAGTATTAGCCTATTTCTTTCGCCCCTGCTGAGATTATCAAAGTCTAGTTCACGGCCTAGCTCTGTGATATTAACCGTTAGATCGTTCAAAAATGTCACTGTATGCGGAAGTCCAATACGGTCCAAGTACTCCGATAATCGTGTGTTAAGGTAGGCTAAATTCTGATCTATAATGCGTTTGCGTACAAAACTGTCCTTGCTTGTGAGCAGTTTTAGCAGGAAATCCTGGTGATCACGCAAGCGCACCAGCTCGTTCATGGCTGTGTAATCAATGTCAGCTTCTGCTTGAGTTTGCATTTCAGCAATCTGCTCCACATAAGGATCTGCTTCGTCCTGTCGTGAAAGCAGTTGACTCAGCACATGACTCATGCTTGCACGGTGCTCAAACGCATCGCTTTCTTTGTCGTAGAATATAGTAGGCCTGGTGCCTGGGTCGCCCAGTGCTGTTAGCTTGTCTGTGTGCTCCTGCCATTGTGTGTTCGTGGACAAGGCTTGCAGTGCAGCCTCTTGCAGTGCTCGTTCTTTTTCTGCTAGAACCTGCTCATGCTTTTCATCATGCATTTCCTGCCCGCAAGCATAGCACTTGTGTTCTTTGAGATCAGCAATTTCTTTCTTTAGCTTTTCAATTGTTTTTGTTTCTTTGGCTTCTGCTGTTTCGCATGCAGTTTTCCAACGAACAAGTTCTGTGATCTCTTTGGTCTTTGCTAGATATCCTGTTAGTGCTTGATGTGCAGATAGTTCTGCTTCAATATCAAGTTTGGCCAGCTCATCGTAGGCCTGCTGGAGTTTGACAAGATCTTCGTCTTTTTTCCTAAGCCATAGACTTTGTCTTCGCAGTAGATTCTCCACTTGCTCTTT